CCGCAACAAAGCCTGAAGTCGTGGACGGAACAGAAATGGCGCACAAAGTCAGGCAAGCCATCGTCTAAGACCGGAGAGCGTTATCTGCCGGAGAAAGCCATTAGTGCTTTGAGTCCAGCGGAATATGCGGCGACAACGAAGGCAAAGCGGGCAGGTAAGGCAAAGGGCAAGCAGTTTGTTCCACAGCCCCCGAAGGTAGCAAAGAAGGTGGCTAGTTACAGGAAGGTCAAATGACAACGTCAGGAACAGCATCGTTCAACCTAGACCTCAACAATATCGTTGAGGAGGCGTTCGAGCGTTGCGGCAAAGAACTGCGGACAGGTTATGACCTGCGTACAGCCCGTCGCAGTTTAAACCTGCTGACCGTCGAATGGGCAAACCGGGGCGTTAACCTCTGGACGATTGAGCAAGGGTCTATTGCTCTGGTCGAGAACCAGTTTGTCTACCCGCTGCCTGTGGATACCATCGACCTTCTGGAACACGTTACCCGTACCGGGACAGGACAGAACCAGCAAGACCTTACGATCACCCGGATCAGCGTTTCTACCTACGCGACCATCCCGAACAAGAACGCCACAGGGCGTCCGATTCAGGTGTGGGTGGATCGTCAGTCGGGCGCGACCTATCCTCCGAATGGAAGACCCGCAGGGACAAATACAACCACGGGCGTGGACCATCCGCAAATTTATGTCTGGCCCGCGCCCGATCAAAGCAACTACTACACCTTTGTTTACTGGCGCTTGCGCCGTATTCAGGATGCCGGTAATGGTGTTCAGACGCAGGACATCCCATTCCGATTCCTGAACTGCATGATTGCTGGGCTGGCGTATTACCTCGCTCAGAAGATTTCTCCTGAGATGATTCCTGCTTTGAAGGTGCAGTACGACGAACAGTGGAAGTATGCAACCGAGGAGGATCGAGACAAGTCCGCAGTCCGGTTTGTGCCGCGCAGATACTTTATCGAGTAAGGCATGGGAAACAAGTTTGCCTCTGGCAAGAACTCGATTGCGGAGTGTGACCGCTGCGCTTTCAGGTTCAAGCTAAAGCAGTTAAAACGGCTGATCATCAAGACCAAGAATGTCAACATTCTGGTTTGCCCAGAGTGCTGGGAACCTGATCAACCGCAGCTACAGTTGGGGATGTATCCGGTGGATGATCCTCAAGCGATTCGCAATCCAAGACCGGATTTGAGCTATCGCATATCGGGCTTGAGCGGGTTGCAATTGGTAAACACTACTGGTCCTGACCAAAATCAGACTGGTACGCCAGAGGGCGGTAGCAGGATTTTCCAGTGGGGGTTTGCTCCCGTTGGTGGGTCAAGGGCAAATGATGATGGCTTAACACCCAATAATCTTGTTCTTGGAATTCAATTGGGTACAGTGACGGTAGTAACCACATAGGAGTAAACAATGGAAACTGGCAAGATGAAGAAAATCGCCAAGCAGGAAGTCAAGAAGCATGAGAAATCCATGCATGGCAAAGGCTACGCCAAAGGCGGCGTGACTTCCGAGGCAATGAAGAAGTACGGGCGCAATGTTGCTCGCACTATGAACCAACGCTCTACTTCGCGGGGTGGCTAATGAATACCGACAAGTTCGAATATTTCCCGGCTGAGACTGCTGACCCATGCGGTAAGTACGTCCAGCCCAAGCCTTATACACAACCGACTCCTAACACTGGCTATCCGAATGCCATTTCGAACACGCAAACTCAGCGTACTCGCGGCACAAAGAACACCAGCAAAGGCTTCGGTCACAGCACCAAGATGGGGTAATCGGTGAATTACACTGAACTGAAAGCGCGAATTAAAGCGTATTGCGAGAACGACTTCCCGCAAGCGGTTGGCGCTGGGGGCTTGACCTCTGATCAGCAGATTGCGACCTTTGTCCAACAGGCAGAGCAGCGCATCTACAACTCAGTTCAGTTCCCTTCGCTACGCAAGAACGTCACTGGAACCATAACGGCAAATAATAAATACTTGTCCTCACCGGGGGATTTTCTGGCGGTCTATTCGATTGCTGTGATTGATCCTACGTCTGGCGAATATTTGTATTTGTTGAACAAGGATGTGAACTTCATTCGTGAGTCTTTTCCTAGCCCTACCGATACCGGCAAGCCCTATTACTACGCGCTGTTTGGACCAACCACAACCAACAATACGCCTCCGGTGATTACCAATGAGTTGACGTTCCTATTAGGACCGACACCGAATGTGTCCTACAGCGTAGAGTTGCACTATTACTACTACCCTGAGTCAATCACCACTGCTTCTTCAGGTCAGACATGGTTGGGTGACAACATAGATTCGATACTGCTGTACGGTGCAATGATGGAAGCGGCGGCGTTCATGAAGTCCGAGAAGGACGTTGTGGATATGTACACAGGTAGGTACAACGAAGCCCTGATGCTTGCCAAACGTTTGGGCGATGGCATGGAGCGTCAGGATGCTTACAGGTCTGGTCAGTACCGGATGGAGGTCAAGTAATGGCGTTCACTGGCAACTACACCTGCAACACGTTTAAACTGGGTCTTGCCAGTGCGGACTTTGATTTTGCAACTGGCACGACTGATGTGTTCAAGATTGCCCTGTACACCAACGCCGCGACCTTGGATGCATCTACCTCGGCATACACCACAGACGGTGAGGTGGTTGAAACTGGCTATACGGCGGGAGGCGAAATACTGACTCCATCCGTTTCCATCTCTGATGGCGTGTCGTTCATTGACTTTGGCGATGTGTCTTGGAGCGGGGCATTCACTGCCCGTGGGGCGCTGATCTACAAAGACGGTGGAGCGGCAATTTGTGTTTTGGACTTTGGTGCTGACAGGACATCAACCTCTACGTTTCAGGTTCAGTTCCCTGCCAATACCAACAGTTCGGCTTTGATTCGGATTTCTTAAGGAGCATGAAATGATTAACAGTAAAGCAAAATCCACCGACAAGGTCTTCGCAGAAGCCGCTGCCGGTGGTGCATCTCAAGAAGGCGCTCGCGGAGGCGGCGTGTTCTCAGTTGAGTGCTACGACAAAGAAGGCAACCTGAAGTGGAAAGAAGAGGCGAAAAACCTTGTGGTGAATGTCGGCTTGAAGGACATGAACGACAAGTATTTTTCTGGTTCTGCCTATACCGCCGCTTGGTATCTTGGTTTGATTACAGGTCCGGGAGCCAGCACTACGATTGCGGCTGGCGACACCATGTCCTCTCATGCAGGTTGGACAGAAGATACAAGCTATAGCCAAGCAAACCGTCCTACTTGTACTTTCGGTGCAGCAACAACTGCCGATCCTTCGGTGATTAGCAACTCGGCTTCTGTGGCTGTTTTCTCTATCAACGGCACGACTACAATCGCTGGCGCTTTTTTGACCAGCGACAACACCAAGGGCGGCACGACCGGCATTCTGTTTTCGGCATCGGACTTCCAGTCTCCGGGTGATCGTGCTGTTGTTTCGGGTGACACGCTGAATGTCACCTACCAGTTCAGCCTTGACGCAGCATAAGGAGCAAACATGGCTACGAAATATACTAAGGGTCAGAATGTCAAACTGGCATCTGTTATTCCGCAAGGTCCAGTCATTGCACTCCGCATGGATGAAGACGGCACGTTCTTCTATCTGGTGGAGTGGACTGACGAAAACGGCGCGAAGCAGCAACGCTGGTTTGAGGAAGACCAACTGGCTGCTGTGTAAGGATGTACGGACTACTGCCCTACTCGACTGCGCCATACTCATCACTTTCCGGTGCTGTTTATGCTGTGACGGTTGCAGAATCTGCCAATGCCTCAGACACTCTGAGCGCACTGGCTACGTTCGCCGCTCAAATCAATGAGACGGCAACGGGGGCAGATTCCGTCTCTGCACGGGTAGTTTTCCAAACTACGATCACAGAGTCCGCAACAGCCTCAGACTCGATCTCTGGCAGCGTCACCTATGTGGTGTCTGTCATTGAACTGGCGACTGCATCAGAGTCCGTCTCTTCTTTGGCTGAATTGGGAGCAAGTGTCTTTGAAAGCGCCACAGGCTCTGACGCTATCAGCGCCAGCGCAACGTTTACACCCCTTGTCTCAGAATCTGCGACAGCCTCCGAAACCGTGGTGGCTCGGGTGGTCTTCGTTTCAACGGTCGATGAGACGGCAACCGCAGCGGATTCTATTTCTGCTGGGGTTGTTTTCAGTTCGACTACGGCAGAACAAGCCACAGGATCAGACTCGATTTCTTCAGCCGTGACATTCGGCTCTAGCGTAACCGAATCCGCATCTGGTTCAGATCAGATTAGTAGTGCCGTAGACTTTGGTGGATTGATTACTGAGTCCTCAACTATCTCTGACTTGGTTTCTGCGATTGCTACATTTGTTGCGACCTCAGCAGAAACGGTTACAGCAGCAGATTCAACTGCCGCCTCTTTTGCGTTTTTCTCAAACGTAAATGAAAGCGCTACAGCGTCAGACTCCTCATCGGGAAGTTTGCTATTTGTTATTAGTGTTGATGAGTCTGCTGCAATTAGTGATCTGGTTAGTGGTGCAATTGATTTTGGTGTGCTGGTGGCAGAGGGCGCAACAGGTTCTGACAGAACATCAACGTTGCCAATTTATGCGGTGTCAGTGGCAGAACTTGCAGGAGCATCGGATAGTGTTTTGGGACGCTTGCTTTGGGAACTGATTAACGATAGTCAGTCGGTGACTTGGAACCTGATCAATGCACAGAACAGCGACACATGGTCGGTGATTAACACCTCTGACTCAACCACTTGGAATGTCATAAAGACATCGAACTGATATGCCACTTTTCGTTAAAGATCGGGTAAAAGAAACCACCACGACTGCTGGCACAGGCACAATCACGCTTGCCGGGGCGGTCACAGGTTTTCAGTCGTTCTCGGCAATTGGGAACGGCAACACTACCTTCTACACGATTGCGGGCGGGGATGAGTGGGAGGTGGGTATTGGAACCTACACCTCCAGCGGCACAACGCTGTCGCGGGATACGGTTCTTAGTTCCTCAAACAGTGGATCGAAGGTCAACTTCTCCGCAGGAACCAAAGATGTATTTGTGACGTATCCAGCAAGCCGTACCGCAACAGGCGGGGGCGGCGTTGGCGCATTGGTTGTTAATGCCTCGACGGTCACCGAAAGCTACTCGCTAGACAGCGGATTCAATGCACA